GAATTGGAAGAATTGCCAACAGACTTGCTCCGTGGCTTAGACTTCCGTATTAGCAAGACTGCCAAAGGTGGCTTTGCTGACTACTCTAGTTCCAAATGGGCTCGTAAAGAATCTGCACTCACAGAAGCCGAACAAGCGGCTATTGCTGAACACGGGTTGTTTGATCTAAGCACATTCTTACCTAAGAAACCGGGCGAAGTAGAACTCAAGGTTATTAAAGAAATGTTTGAAGCATCGGTTGATGGCCAGAGTTATGACACAGAGCGTTGGGGTCAGTATTTCCGCCCAGCAGGTGTTACGGCTCCAGCAGGTAGTTTTACACCAGCACCAGCAGTAGCCGATGTCGATGAAGATGTTCCGGCAGCTAAACCAGCAACAGTAGCTTCGAGTTTTGATGATGAAGATGATGTAGCAGTTGCGTCAGCACCTGTGGCAGCTAAACCATCAACCGACAAAGCTCAAGACATTTTAGCAATGATTCGGGCACGTCAAAAAACCTAAGTAATGTTATCGCATTTAGATCGCATTATATTTCCAGACCGCTGTGAGGTAATAGAAGTTATACCCTCACAGCGGTATGTCTATCCTATTTTTAAAAATGGTAGATCGAGTTTATATATTACTGCTGAAAAAAATAATTGGCGCATTAGGCTAAATGATCAAATTAAAAAAATTAATAATATCGATATAATTTTAAGAGATCCCCAGGAACGATTAATTTCTGGAATTAACACTTTTGTTCAAATGACTATTAGAGATAATCTAAGTCTGGATAAAAATACCGTGCAATGGTTTGCTCAAAATTATTTGTATTTAAATCGTCATTATTGTTCACAGTTTGTTTGGTTAGTAAATTTAGCGAGATATTTAGATGTTAATGCAACATTAAATTTTTTATCAATGGCTGATATTAAAACAATTACCCCCCTGAATAAACAACCAGTAGCTATTCCGGCTACCAATGAGTTAATTGCAGAAATTCATCAAATACAAAATAATGAGATGTACCAACGCATAGATGCAGTAATATTTGAGTGTATCGGACAATCGTTAACCTTTAAAGAATTATTACAACAGATAAACACAGTTGATCCAGCGGCATATGAATATGTAATTGGATATGCCCAACAAATTTTAAAACCAATCTATGCATTGTCCTAGACTAGATCATTTTGTCCGCTTTAATTCTAACGGCACAGTTAGTCGATGTGGTCACATGGTTAATCCACCACAGTACAAATCGCTTGAAATAATGGAAGCTAGTTCTTGGTTAGCCAACACCAAAGAATTAATGAAGTTTGATCATTGGCCCAAGGAATGTGTTAGATGTCAAGAAACCGAGCCCGATAGCATACGAATGTATGCCTTAGAATTAGATAGTCGGTCTGAACAACAAAGTTATCTTCAAGTGGGCGGAGTATTGGATAATTTGTGTAACGCCGCCTGCCAAACTTGCAATGAAAATTTAAGTAGTAGGATAGGCAGTCTAAATGGGCCTGGATTTCCTATTATTAATAACATTGAACAATTTTGGAAACTTCCGCAAGAGCGTATTACTCATTTGGATATTAATGGCGGCGAGCCCAGTTACAGTAAGAACTACAAGAAAATTTTATCTAACTTACCACCTAATTTAAAAACACTCAGATTGAATACAAATTGTAGCACAGTATTAACTGAGTTAATTGACATAGCCAATCGAGGAGTTGAAGTTACAGTTACAGTCAGTTGTGATGGAATAGGATCTGTGCATGACTTTGTTCGTTGGCCAATTCCATGGCAAGATTTTTATCGTAATTTAATGACATATAAAACAATGCCAGTCCGATTAAATTTGTGGACCACGGTTAGTGTATTGAATGTTGATGATTTACCTAATATACAAGCGTTTGCCCAAGAGCATGGTATTGATCATAGTTATGCTTATTTAAAAAGCCCGTATGAGTTAAGTGTTGATAATACCGATCACCTGGTCAGAGATGCATATATAGCAAAACAAAAACAACTACGGGATATAGTATGAAAATAGCAATAACTGGACACACCGCAGGAATAGGACACGCTCTTGCTGAAGAATATCGTCTTGATGGCAATGAAATAGTTGGACTTAGTCAGCGTGACGGCAACAACATTCGCAACACTCCTAAAATTTGTGATCAAATTGAACCGTGTGATGTATTTGTAAACAACGCACAAGCTGGATATGCACAAACAGAATTATTATTTGAAATGGCTCAACGCTGGTCTGGAACCAAAAAACATATCATAGTAATTTCAACTATGATGACCCAAGACCCGGTATCATCATTAACTGGTCTAGGTATGGATCACTATCGACTACAAAAAGTTACCCTAGAAGAAGCGGTGCGTCAAATACGACATCGTCGTCTTGGAGTAAAAATTACTATAGTTCGCCCAGGTAATATAGCCACTAGTCCTGACAAAACTGTTCCGCCTGCTGCTGATGTTAACAACTGGGCAAGAACATTGTTAGACCTATTAGACATGGCTAAAAATAATAATTTAATAATTCCAGATATATCATTAGGACCAATGAATCAATGAATCCAAAAGATGTTTTAACAAACAAACATTTTTGTCCTATGCCCTGGACTGGATTAATGTATAACTTTGATGGCAAAGTAAAAAATTGTATTCGCAGTGACACTGCAACCGGTTTGCTAGGTAATATTAAAGATGCACCCATTGAAGAAATATTATTAGGGTCTATTAATGTAACCAAACAAACAAATATAACAAATAACAAACCAGCTGCTGGCTGTCATACTTGTTATGAGTTAGAGCATGGCAAAGAAGGATTTGATATTATTAGTGATAGAATTTTCTACATACGAGAGTTTAAAAAAACTTCACTAGACACTTACCAACCAAACAATTTTGATCTACAAACTATTGATGTTCGGTGGACCAATTTATGTAATTTTTCCTGCGTTTATTGCGGACCTGAGTTTAGCAGCAAATGGGCAGACGAATTAAATGTTCGGACAGAGACGCCTTCGGATAAGCAGTCGGCAGACTTTAGAGAATACATTTATCGCCATGCCAAGAATCTCAAACATGTGTATCTAGCTGGTGGTGAACCATTATTAATGAAGGAAAATCTAGATCTACTCAAAGAATTAACCCCCGATGTTAATCTTAGGATAAACACTAATCTTAGCAAGGTTGATACCGGGGTATTTGATGCTGTTTGTAAATTCAAAAATGTGCATTGGACTGTGAGTGCAGAAACTATAGAAGAAGAATTCGAATACATACGATTTGGCGGCAAATGGTCTGACTTTCTAGATAATTTGAATACAATTAGGAAACTTGACCATAAGATAAGTTTTAACATGTTATGGTTTCTTTTGAATTACGATACGGTATTTGGATATGTAGATTACCTCAAAGGTCTAGGATTCCATAATAATAGTTTCGTCATTGGTGCTCTACTAACTCCAGATTACCTAAACATTAGACATTTGCCAGAAAATGTGTTAAACTTGTTAAAGATAAAATTAGAATCTAAAATTAACCAGCAACCAGGATACCTGCTTGAAGATAGCTATCGGAACATGTTACATTATATACAGCAACCAATTGAAAAGAATCTAACAAATTCTTTTGAACAACTAGCAGTCATGGATCAACGGCGTGGAGTAGACAGCAGTAAGATTTTTACAGAATTATACAAACTTAAAGAAGGAAAGTAATCATGGCAAAACCATTTGACATCAGCAAGTTCCGCAAGGACATCACCAAGAGTATTGAAGGCCTAAGCATTGGATTTAACGATCCAACTGATTGGATCTCAACAGGCAATTTTGCCTTGAATTATCTTATTAGTGGAGATTTTAATCGAGGTATCCCATTGGGCAAGATTACAGTGTTTGCTGGCGAATCTGGTGCAGGTAAATCATATATCTGCTCTGGCAACATTGTTAAGAACGCACAAGAGCAAGGCATCTTTGTTATTCTAGTTGACACAGAAAACGCACTGGATGAAACATGGCTCCATGCACTCGGAGTTGATACCAGTGCAGACAAATTGCTTAAATTAAACATGAGCATGATTGATGATGTGGCCAAGGCCATTTCAACATTTATGATTGATTACAAGGCACTTCCAGACGGTGAGCGCATGAAAGTGTTATGGGTCATTGATTCGCTAGGCATGTTGCTTACGCCGACGGATGTTAACCAATTTGAAGCAGGCGATATGAAGGGCGATATGGGTCGTAAACCTAAAGCACTTACAGCACTGGTCCGTAATTCAGTTAACATGTTTGGTGGCTACAATGTGGGCATGGTATGTACTAACCATACATACGCAAGTCAAGACATGTTTGATCCAGATGACAAGATCTCGGGCGGTCAAGGTTTTATCTATGCTAGTAGTATTGTAGTTGCTATGAAGAAAATGAAACTCAAAGAAGATGAGGATGGTAATAAAATTTCTGAAGTTATGGGTATCCGTGCTGGCTGTAAGGTAATGAAAACACGCTACGCCAAGCCGTTTGAAGGTATGCAAGTTAAGATTCCGTATGAAACAGGTATGAACCCATACAGTGGGTTAACGGATCTTGCAGAGAAAAAAGGTATCCTTAAAAAGGATGGTAATCGTCTAATGTTTGTTACTAGCGATGGTGAAATTATTAAACAGTTCCGTAAGGCTTGGGAAGCAAACGAAGACGGTTGCCTAGATAAAGTAATGACCGATTTTAAAAATCAACGCGAAACGGTAAGTACTGAAGAAACAGCAACGGAGGAATAAGAATGTCAGTTGAATTAGCAAATGAAATTTGGTCTGAACTTAAACGATATGTTAATACCGTAGATCGTGCCGAAGCGGCAGAAACTATGGTTAGTGTGTTGATTGACAACGATGTGTCTGCTGACGATATTAAGTCAGTATTTAAAAGCGACACAGAAATTAAACGGGCATTGACAAGTTATCTTAAAGATCATGAAGAAGAAGATGACGAAGATTTGCATGATGATGAAGACGATGACGAGGATTATTAATGTGGTATAGCCGGGTTGTTGCCGATCTAGGTAATATTCCTGATTTTATTACTCATTATGAACAAGAACTTGATGACGCTAAACGCGACTGCAGGGTTGGCGGCTTAATTGAGAAAAATATTACAGCCTTACCCGGCATCACTGAACATAGATTTAATCAGCTTCAAGAAATTGAGGCGGTATTAAATTATCTCAATATCCAACTACGCAAGATCCGCCGCAAACACTTCCAAAAATATTTAGAAGGATATGCTCGTGCATTGACCAGTCGTGATGCTGAAAAATATGTTGATGGTGAAGACGAAGTCATTGAGTTTGAAACATTAATTAATGAAGTGGCATTACTGCGTAATCGATTCTTGGGCATCCTTAAAGGCATGGAAAGTAAAAACTTTATGCTTGGACATATTGTGAGATTACGAGCTGCTGGTATGGAAGATGTACAAGTGTAATGTTTAGCACCCCAGAACAAAGTTCTCGCCCTAGTTTAGATATTCTTAATGCATTGCAAGAATATGATGAATTTATGGAAAGTATTGACACCCTGGTAGACCTTGGCTGTGGTGATGGTGCAGATATTGAATGGTGGGCAACACGGGTTACTAGAGAAGATGTTCCAAAACCACTCAATATTAAATGTACCGGGGTTGATCTAATTGATCGACTATTTGCCCCTAGAACGCACAAAAATGTATCTTACCTAGGTACTAATTTTGAACAACTTACAACAGCGTTTGGTAACAAAAAGTTTGATGTATTGTGGTGTCATGACGCATTTCAGTACTGCATAGATCCAATTAGCACTTTAATTAGGTGGAGAGATATTACTAATGACGGCGGTATGTTAGCAATTACAGTCCCGACCACCATTACAACGCATCATCGTCAACTAGCATTTACACAACAAAGTGGATGCTACTACCATCATACTATGATTAGTCTTATTCATATGTTAGCAATCACTGGGTGGGATTGCCATGGTGGATTTTTCCTACAAAAACCCAATGATTCTTGGATTCGCGCCATTGTTTATAAAAGCGAACAAGAACCGTTAGACCCAAAAACAGCCAATTGGCACCAACTTAGAGAACTGAATTTATTACCCGAGTCTGCGGCTGAAAGCGTAAATGCTCATAATTACCTGCGTCAGCAAGATTTAGTATTGCCATGGTTAGACCATAGCCTGACCTGGATGGGCCAACAATAATTGCCGACTAGTTCCTGATATAGTATCGAATATGATAAATAACTATAGGAGATTATAATTATGGCTGAAAATCGAACACTACAATTTTTAGGACTCGCATACGGAAATGCACCGGTATTATTAAATGCGCATATCAACGGTACCGTTGTTTTTTCAGGAAGTGTCCCTGCAACAGATGCTGATCCATACGCAGGAGGAAATCCCGGGATAGTACTGACTCAACCCTTGTTTACTGCTGACACTACATTATTTCCAACTGACTTTTCTGGAGCATACCCAGTTACTATATCAGTTGCTAACGGAAATGTCGTATTCATTGGTGCTGTGCTTTGTAATTATATAGTATCTCGGGTCGGTGATACGGTGGCTGTGATGGAGAATTCGACTATCACAGGTACCACACTAACTGTGGGTACATTGACTTCTGGCACTATAGCAATAGGACAATCATTATCTGGCACCGACATTGTTGCTAGCACATACATCACCGGCGGCAGTGAATCAACTTGGACTGTAAATAATAGTCAAACTGTAGCGGCAACAACAATTACTGCGCAAGTGTTTACGACGGTTCCTGGCAATGCTACAGTATTCGGCCTCTGCTATGTTAACCAAACGCCAGATAATGGTACTAACCCCCCTGATCCTCGCGCTAATGTAACCATTGATGGCGTTCCACAAACTCGTCCAGCACCAACCCCAGAAACGATGGGTCCGATTAACTGGCCAATAAACGCCGGTAGCACTCTAGCATTTGATTTAACTGTTAGTCTAGGCAATGTAGCCTAAGTTAGTATGTATTAAAACTTTAAAACCCTGTTTAGGCGGGGTTTTTTTACGGTTGACCATAAATGCCCAATTTGCTATAATATTACATATACTACCAAATTAGGAGCAGAAATGACTAAAAAACACTTTATAGCAATGGCCCAAGAAATTAGCCAAATGCCTAATATGGCCCATCGATTAGCCACAGCAATCGCATTCTGTCGGGTAGCACAGACTACTAATCCAAGGTTTAACCAGGCTAAATTCCTAGATGCCTGCGGGATTTAAGCAGGTTGACCAAAAACCTAATATACCGTATAATAGTATTATCAACAATAAATTAAGGAGCTAACCTTGAGCACAGTAATTATTAAAAACGGAACATACCGTAATCAACCCGTAAACAATGTGACCTTTTCTTTAGTAAAGGGTTACCAAACAGGAGCCAAAGGAGGCTATGTGACTGTAAATGCAGATGGTTATTTTGGCCCAGACTTGCCAGAAGTAGTTCGTGTTAATGTAACTGGCATCGAAGATGTAGAATTTACTGCTGAAAGTGTTCCTGTAGGCGAGTTTGTAGCACCCGTCGCTCATCCTCATGTTCATGTCCATAATAAAGCGCCAGTGGAAACAGACGAAGAAGTTATTGCCCGTATTGGCGAACGCTTTGACATCCTTGATCAAATGACCAAGGCAACTATTGCTGGTGATGTCCGTGCAATGATTGTAGTTGGCCCTCCTGGTGTTGGTAAGTCATATGGTGTGGAAAAGCAGTTAGAGCATTCTGGCTTGTTTGACCAGTTGAGTGGTCGTCGTGTCAAGTATGAAGTTATCAAAGGTGCTATGACTCCAATTGGTCTGTATTGCACTCTGTATAAACATTCAGACAAGAACAATGTCTTAGTCTTTGATGATTGTGACTCGGTGTTCCAAGATGACTTATCCTTGAACATTCTTAAGGCTGCATTAGATTCTGGTAAGAAGCGTCGTATCTACTGGAATAGTGATAGTGCCATGTTGCGTCGTGAGGGCGTTCCGGATATGTTTGATTTCAAAGGTTCGTGTATTTTTATTACCAACCTACAGTTCCAAAATCTTAAGAGCAAAAAGTTGCAAGACCACTTAGAGGCATTGCAGAGTCGTTGTCACTTCCTGGACTTGACCCTTAACACTATGCGTGATCGTTTCTTGCGTATTAAGCAGATTTACCTCAAAGGTGAGTTGTTTGCGGACTACGATTTTAACCAAGAGCAAGGCGACGAAATCATTGGGTTCATGGAAGCTAACCAAACCAAATTGCGTGAAATGAGCCTGCGTATGGCACTAAAGATTGCAGACTTAACCAAAGTATCAGGTGATAACTGGAAGGCATTAGCCGCTAGCACTTGTATGAAGAATAGCTAATATGGAACTTGAAACAAGAATATTTCGCATTTGGTTTGGTGCTTGGGAAGAAGTTACAATGACCAAAGATGAATGGGCAAAGTTTGATAAATTAAAAGCAGAAAAATCTTCAGGGCAGTTAGAAACGGTTAAGTAGTAACAGTAGCTCCTGGGTAGTGCAAACTACCCACTTTCGACAGGCCTTTAGGGGCCTGTTTTTTTCTGGCCATATCTTCTCTTATTACAAACTATCTAGCATTTTGGTTGCTGTTTTTTTGACTTTTAGCAGTGGATCGTATATAATTACATAATGCAAAATTTTAACGGCTGGGAATCCAACGATTTATCTGGATTATTGACTTTACTGGTTGGCCGCCAACCCTATGGCCCTAATGTAGTGTCACAATTAGAAGTAATTAAACAAACCAAATATTTTGAATCACAAAATATCAAACAATATTTGAATCTCACCGCCCAAGACACAGTAATTGATCTAGGCGCAGGGTGTGGATTTATAGCAGACTTTATTGCCCCCGAAGTTGACCATTTGTCTTGTGTTGATATTAGTCAATCGTTTTTGGACTATGCAAAGAAAGTAACAGAACAACACTCCAATATCACTTACCAACAAATTGAGTTTGGTAAACTAAAACCATTACCACAGGTAACAGCAATATATTCTGTGGCAGTGTTTATACATTTTAATCATTATGACTGTTACTTGTATCTTACAGAATGTTATAATTGTTTACAATCAAATGGTCGTATGCTGTTTAATTTTTTAAATGATAAGTATCTAGATATTACAACATCAACTTGGCAACGACATACTACTCGTTATCTTGAAAATAGATCCAACGCTTTTACCAATGTTCATTACAACAGTGATACAGCAATTAAAAAAATTATTGAGCAAGTTGGATTTAAAATTGAGTGGTGTAAAGATGAAGATCCACAGACCTTTATATTATTAAGAAAAGCATAAATGCGACAAGCCACAATTATAATCCGAGACGAAGTAAATATCAAAATTGAAGGCTTAGAACTGGATGCTCGTCGAGCTTTGGTTAACGCTTTCAAATATGATGTTCCTGGTGCCCGCTACTTGCCGGCGGTTAGATTGGGTCGGTGGGATGGCAAGGTTTCATACTTCCAACTGGGTGGCAGCACTTATGTAAACTTGTTGCCAGAGATTATTCCTATCCTGGAGAAGTTTAACTACGATATTGACTTAGATGATCAGCGGGACTATTCTGTTAATTTCACTTTTGAAAAAGTAACCGAACAAACATTTAGCCACATTGTGTGGGGTAAAGGGCATCCGCTTGAAGGTAACCCAATGGAGTTGCGTGATTATCAAGTAGAGATTATTAATAACTTCCTTGAAAACCCACAATGCATCCAGGAGATTGCTACAGGTGCTGGCAAGACAGTTATTACAGCCGCACTAAGTAATGCTGTGGCACCATATGGTAGGACCATTATTATTGTTCCTAACAAGAGCTTAGTAACCCAAACAGAAAAAGACTATATTAATATGGAGCAAGATGTAGGCGTGTACTTTGGAGATCGCAAAGAGTTTGGTCGCCAACATACTATTTGCACTTGGCAAAGTTTAAATATTTTGTTAAAGAACACAAAGAACTC